ATGTGCGCTGAATGGCGCAGCAACTTCACAAGCTTCCTTCGGGACATGGGGCCGCAACCAGAAGGCACATCGCTCGACCGGATTGACAATAACGGCCCGTACGCGCCGGACAATTGCCGATGGAGCACTCCAATCCAGCAAGCCAATAACAGCCGCTCTAATCATGTCGTCCAATGGAACGGCGTGTCTCACACCATCGCAGAGTGGGACCGCATACGCGGATTCCGTGAAGGAACAATCAACGACCGACTGCGAAGTAGATGGTCCTTGCACCGAGCCTTGATCACCCCGGTTAGACCCTACCGCCCCAGACAACCCAGCGATTAAGGGTAAAAGGGTCAGCGCCATGATCCTATTGTCTCCTGTCTTCACCCTCTCTTCGAGGGGGAAGAGCTTCACGGCCGAGCGCGCGCCGCGCAATCTGCACCATACGCTCGTACGCGCGGTCGAGCGCCTGCCGTTTCTCGTCCGGCGTCATCTGGCGGTTCTCGTAGATCGGCGTGACCTGCTCCCGTCGAATCTTCGCAAGCAGGGTCGCCGCGGCGTTCAACCGTGACAGTTCGACCTCGAACTGCGGATGTTGACGCGCCAAGGCTTCAGCTCCCGGCTGATCCTTCTCGCGCCGACGTTTGGCGATGGCCCGTTTCACGCCCGCCAGTTCATCCCGGCGCCGGTAGAGGATCTGGAACGAGGCCGCCGTCGTGGCCACGCTGACATCCCCCCGGTAGAACGTGCCGACTCCGGGCACGCTGGACCACCCTTGTGCGGGGCGAGGCACCCCGCCAGGGGTCGCGGCGTCAACAGCGCGACCGACATACTCCAAGACTCCCCGCCCGTACCCTCCGCTGTAGCCGTAAACGAGGTGATCGAAGTGCGCGGGCGCCAAGCCGATGCGCGGCCCGACATACTTGCCGACTGTAGAAGTCCACCGGCTGTACTGGTCTTCGAGCGGCAGATCCACGTCGTACGGGCTGACGATGGTCCGATTCCGGAAGGTGTCGTAATTGGCGACGATTTCGAGCACCGGCATCACGGCCGTGGGCATGATGCCGAGCAGCATCTGCCATGCGTCGGTCTTGGACTGCCAGGGCAGACGCTCAATCGCGGCCTGGTCGTTCTCAACTGCCCAATCGAGATAGGCTTCGAGCGTGTTCCCGATGTCGCCCAGGTCGAACGGCCGCGGCACCCAGAGATACCGGCGTCGCCCGAAGGCTTCTCGGCTCCCGGGAATCGGGATGTGCCAGTAGCTCGCCTTTGCCCAGCCAGGGATCTCTTCGTATTCTGGATCGTCCCGGTTCATCGACCAGAGCAGGAGTCCCGGCAGCACGCCGTACGCGAACGCCCTAGCGGCGTAGCGCCAGCCGTCCTCGCGGAGCGCCTTCCCGGCTCGTGTCCAGCCGCCCACGCGAGCGCCAAGGAAAGCGACATACTTGTTCGCTTCGCGTACGGCCGACCCCATCTTCGTAAAGTCCTGTGTGATCTCCCGTGCGGTGAAGGCGCCTCGCGCCAAGGCTTCCGTGCGATCCAGTCCCTGACGCTCGGCTTCAGCGACAGTCTTGATGAAGGCTTGGAGCCGTGGAGCCGCGTCCGAGAGACTCGACAGTGCCTCCATCGCTTCGAGCGGATGAAAGATCGTCGCGTCCAGCATCTGGCGAATCGGGCCGTGGCCCAAACGTCGGATCTGCTTCTTGGCGACATCCACCGACGGCGAGACGAGGGCGGCATGCGCGGCCTTCGACGCTTTGAAGAGTTGCCAGCTCTCAGTATTGCGGACGATCAAGCCAATGCTCTTCAACGTGTCGAGTGCTGCGTGCGTGTAATGGGCCTTTGTTTTGGCGTCAATGTGGTCACGAATCAGGTTGCGCTCGAAAAACCCGAGCGTTGCCACCGCAAGTCGACGCAAGGATGACGCGCCCGCCTTCATGAGCCGCAGCAGGAACTGTGACGCGACGGGTTGCTTCGTGACGATGGTCTCCCAAAGTGCCTTGTCGTGAATCTGCCACCACTCACGCTTCCCGTCCCGCAGAATCGTCACGACCCCCGTGTCGCCCATCGCAATCGTTGCGGGCGTGAAGACGGTCAAGAGGGCGTCAACATCTTCGAGCCCGCCTTCGGGGAGTTCGATGTTCGCGCCTGCCTGTTCGAGCGCGTCCAACACCTCCCGCTGAACTTGGGCGAGGTTGAACCGTGTCGCCAGTTGCTTCGCGTCGATGTGCTCGGCGATGCGCGCCCCGCCCGGGGTCTTGGCCGCGAGGTCGACGAGTTCGCGGAGTGACTGATTGTGCTCGACCAGCCGCACGAGCGCGTGGGTGTTCCGAATCGCCGTGATGTAGGGGTCTTGAATCCGGTTGCCACTGCCCTGGAACCGCTTGAAGAACGCCGCCACGTTCTGCCGCTTGGTGCCCGGTGTTCCAGGCGTCCCGCCTTCCGCGACCGTGGCCACGCGATGGAATGGCACGTAGAAGACATTCCGCTGCCGAAACTTCGTGGCGAGTTCACCCGACAAAAAGCCACGTTCGACGGCCCAGGTCAGCATGCCGTCGAAGAACGCATCGCTCGCAGCGGCAGCTTTCTCAAACGACTGCCGTTGTGCAGCAGGCACATCCTGCGTGGCCGCAACCTGGCGATCTGTTAAGCCGGTCTCCAAGTTCCGCGCGTGGAGTTCTTGCGCCCGCCGGCCCACCATGAAGGTGACGAACCGCTTGTAGCTGCGCATCACCGGATTGAGCGCCTTGAAGAGTCCGGGCGCCATGATCGTCCCGTCCGGTCGGCGGATTGCGTCACTCAAGTACGTCTCGGCCTGCTCCCCGGTCCCGGCGAGCAACCGCTGAAGGATGTAGGTCGATTCGCTCCAGCGTGGTGCCGGTGCCCCGTCGCGCAGTTGTTGCTCCGCGCGCAGGTAGGGCAGTTTGTCGTCGTTCAGGGAGTCATTCAGCTTGTCCCAGAGCGTCCGAGGATCTTCCTCCGATCCCGCGAAGGTCTCCACCACGCGCCGGACAAGTCCCGAATCGCCGAAGTCGATGTGCAACTCAGCCTGGGTCAACGGGTCGGCGGACAGATACCGCTGTGTTTCCAGTTGCAGTCCTTCGAGGCCCTCGCGCAGGTCCGGATGATCCTCCAGGAACCGCTGGAACTCGACGAGATAGCGCGGCGCTTTCGCGGCGAGCGTCTCGGGAGCGGTCATCCACGCGACGAAGAACTCCGCGGCGCCTTCTTGACGCCGTTTCTTCGGCGAATAGGAGGGCTTCGAGGTGGGCGCTCCCAGAGCCTTCAACTCCTGGGCGATAGGGTTCAGCGCGTTCAGCTTCGACCCCTGCATGATGGCCAGGTCCAGATGGTGGCCGTACTCGTGGAAGACCACACGGAGGTCGTTCGACACCCGCACGCGCACGATTTCCGGCTTCCCACCCCACTTGTCCTGCCAGCGATAGATCCCAAGCGCCCGTTCGCGGATCTTGCCCGTGGCCACTGGACGCTGGAAGAGCGCGGCCAGTCTGGCGACGAGATCGTGCGGGCCTTTCACGGGGCCTTCGCCCGTGGCGGCTGGGGTGGGGCGCGCGGGAAAGTCGTGAAGCAGGCGCCCGCGTGTGGACGGCAGCGCCATCGCTTCGGTGCCGCCTTCGGGGCCTTCGGGTTCCTCCGCTTCGGGCGGGGCCTCAGCGACTGGCGTCGGTTCGGTGACCTCTGGACGCGGCCCGGCCAGCGCAGCGGGTGACGTGCGGGCCTTCGCTTCTTGCACGACCAGATCGCGCCACGCCGACGCGCCGACCGATCGAATCCGCCGGATTAGCTCGCTGATCGCGTAGGGGTTCCGTTCGATCGTGAAGATACCATCGCCGGGGATTTCCACTCGAAGCGTGCCAGCCTTGCGTTGACGGCCAAGCTCCGCCGCCACCGCGAGGAGCGCCCGCTCACGCATCTCGCTTGGGGTGCCGTTCTTGACGGTCGTCTTGGGCAATTCGGGCTCGGTGAAGAACGCGAGGCTTCCGGTATGCGTCGCGCCGGTCAGGCTCAAGTCAGCGACAGCTTGTCCGTCAGCAAGGATCCGTCCTTCTCGCCCGCCATAGGCTTTCCTGGCGTCGAAGGTCAAGGTCGTGAAGCCGACCGCTGTCGCGGCCGTCGCCCGTTCACTCTCAAGGGCCTGGAGCACGTGCTGTTGCACAGCGACTGCGGACTTCGCCCCTTTGGTCTCGACGAGACGCCGAACTTCCGTACGCACCTCAGCCGCGGCCTCTGCTGGCGTGTCTGCCGCGCGGGCCGTGCGCGTGCGGGTGATGCCAGCGGATGGCGGTGCTTCGGGGATGGATTCAGCCGCAGCAGCAACCGCACTAGGGACAGGCATCGGCTCAACTTCCGCCGGCAACCCGACCCGCATATCCTCCAGCGTCACCTCGCCGCCCTCAGCGATCCGCGCCTTCACGCGCTCGGCCGCTTCGCGCGTCTCGACGAAGATTGAGACCGATCGGCCGGCAGGATTGCGTCCCGTGACGGTGAAGCCGGGCTTGTTCCTATACTCGCCCGCTCGAATCGCCAATCGCGCGGCTGGCGGGGCCTTCGTGCTCTTGAGCACCTGCGGCTCGGTCGCGTGCGTCCGGCGCCGACCTGTCTCGACCTCTTCGACCGTCACCGACCACCGGCCGGGCTCGGGATCCTGGTAGCTGATGACGCGCGCCTGCCCACCTTCGACGAGCGCGCCGGGCGTGAAGATGATCCGGCGTTCGAGGGGCGTGGCCGACCGGCGCCAGCGCGTAGGCGTGGCCGAAGACGCTTCTTTCACGGACAGCAACGTGGGTGGCCGAGGTGGGGTTACGGATTCGGGGGTCGCCTGCGCGGGCGGCTGACTCGCCGCTTCCCTCGCCGGCCGTCGCAACTCCTCCGGCTTCACCCGGATGAACGTGCCCTCCGCCGTCTTGACACTCACCGCCTCCTTGCCGACTCCGAATAGCGTCCCGCGGACGAGGGTGCCGTCGGGCTTCGTCAGTTCGACGGCGTTGCCGATGGCGATTGGGGCGTCGGGCGCTGTCGGCGCTTCCTTCGGGGCCTTCGGCGCCTGTTTCGCGAGAAATGCCTTGTGCAGCGGCGAGTCTTCGAGTACGTAGGTGTATCCGAGGTCCCTGGGTGTGCGCCCTTTCACGCCAGACAACTCAGAGTCGTCGAGGATCGCTTGCTGAATCTCGGAAGCGAGCGGCCGCGGCTCGCCCGCGCGCCCCTTCAATTCCACCGCCTCACCGACTGTGATCGGCGCAGCCTCCGCAGGAGCCGGCTCGGCTCCCGGCGCCGGGAGTCCGGCCTCGACCCGCTTGGCGGCCGCTTCCCGGGCCGCGTCCACCCGCTGCCGTTCGGCAAAGTCCTGGCGGCGCTCGAGCGTCCCCAAGGGCTCCCCTTTGGCCAGCTTCGCCTGGATCTGGGCCACCCAATCGGTCGGCTCGAGGGGCGGCGGCGGGGTCACACTGACCGGTTGCTGGCGAACATCGGTCGTCTGGGCGGCGGCCTGCCGGCGGGCCGGTTCGAGGATCTCGGCTTCTCGGGTCGGCCCAGCCATCCCACCCCCAGGCGCCTCCACGGCTGGCCCAGGCGCCACCGGCGGGGCGATCAGGGCCTGGGGCGGCCCAAGGGGGGCTTCGGCCGTGGGTTCTGCTTCGCGTGGGGCCGCCTGGAGGGCCTGAGCAGGGCCACGCACGGCAATTTGGGCACCGCCCCCCATGACCGCCCCAGCCAAGGCCCCCAAGACGGCACTCTGGCTGACGCCTCGGGACCACGGCTTACCGGTCGCGATGTTCTGCTGGATCTGCTCCAGGATGGACTGCGGGAACTCTTCGACCACGCCTTCTTGCACCGCACTGGTGATGACCGCTTTGACGAGGTTGGCGCGGGCCGTCGGATTCTTGACCCCGGCGGCCAACAGCGTATCGACATCCAGCGCCCCGAGGCGTTGGGCCAGTCGCCCCCCCAAGAGGGCCAACCCGCCAGTCGCCGCTCCGGACGTGACGGCGAGGCCCGCTTGCCCAGGCGTCAACAGGCCAGAGGGCGTCTCCTGCCGGATTTGTTCGGCGGCGGCTCCTCCGGACACGATGCCTTCGCCTGCGGCCGCCGCCACGACCGCCGGCACACCGCGTGTGACAAGTTGCCGGGCGATCCCAGCCCCGCCGAGCATCAGCGGCGCCGATTCGATGACGGCCTGGGCAATGACTGACGGGTTCTTGAGAGCGGCGACGGCCGTGTCGACGAAGCCTTCCGCCTCTGCCACCGTGCGATTCGCCTTCTGCTGCTGCTCGCTAAAGTACCTGTCGAGGATCGCCTTGGCTTCCTTCGGCCTGAACCCGAACCGCTCAGCCAGCTTGCCGGCTCGCCCGCCGGTCGGAATGTCCAACAGGCCAACAGCCGCTTCCGGCACGCCGATCGCGGCCCTGGTGGCCATCAGCCCGACGTCGGCCAAGGTGCCCAGAAAGGTCCGCCCCGGCGCGACAGGTTCAGCCGCCGCAAGGACTGGCGCGGCGGCCGGCTCATGCGACGGCACCGGCTTCAGCGCGGAGAAGTCGAAGGCGGCTGGTTCGTGACTCGGGACCGGCCGCATCGCCGGCACGACAGGCGAGGCCGGCTTGAGACCCGTGAAGTCGAACCCGCGCACCGCCGGGCTGACCGGCAACGTCGTTGGGAGTGGGCGTGAGGGCAGCGGCGCGAGAGGTTTCAGGCCTGAGAAGTCAAACCCGGCCGTCGGCGGCGCCTGAGGCGGCGTCGCAGGCTTGAGGCCGGTGAAGTTCCACGCGGTCTGGGTCATCCATCTATCGCTTCGTCAGGCCGAGCGCCTGACGGTTCTCGGGCACGGCCAGGAAGTTGTTGATGTTCTCTTCGTCGTCCATGAGCCCGTTGGCGCGCAGGAGCTCCTGCACTTGGGCCAGTAGGTCGGGCGACAAGTCGGCCATCGTCATGACCTCGCTCTCAGGTGTCCAGTCCGGCGGGTGGCGTTGGACCTCGAGCGGCCTCTCCGTTGTGCCCTGCCCGATCTGGCGCTTGTAGGACGCGTCGATGGCCGCTACCCGCTTCGCGTACTCGACCTCGTCTACCAAGCCTTCGCGCCGCTCGCGGGCGAGGGCCACCATCTGGGCCTCCTTCCATCGCTCGGCGGACCCGATATTGACCGCCGCCGGGCGCGGCGCCGTCACCGGCACCTTCTTGCCGACCGCCCCGCTCCGTGGCGCATACACCGGCCCTTCCGGGCCTTCAACCGGCACCAAGGGCTCAGACGGCTCCCGCGCGGGTTCTTTGGGTCCGATCGCCAAGCTGCGCGCCCGCGCCACCGCCTCAACCGACCATGTCGGCCCGATCTTCGCCAGCGCCTCGTCAGACACGCCAAGTTGCTGCGCATACTCCATCGACTGGTCCCAGTCGTTTTGATCGGGGCTCACCCCGAACCACGCGCCGACAATCTGGCGGTCCAGATCCAGATTTTCTTTGGCGGCTTTCTTGCCGGCCAGCTTCTCCTTCACCGCCGCAATCGCCTTCGTGCGCCCATCGGTGAGAGCCTCCAGCTCGCTGGCGAACTGCACCATGCCCTGGAGGCGCGTGGGGTCGTACTGGTCGGGAATCTCCTGGGCCAAGCGCGGGTCGATGCTCCCGGCCAGATCCCGTAACTTCGGCACGAGCCGGGGGTACAGCGTCGGATCGCCAGCGAGGCTCTGGAGGAGTTCACTGCCTTGGGCTGCGGTCGTTTTCAGGCCCTCGAGCCGTTCGCCCACCGCCGTGACGGCCTTCGTGGTCTCTTCCCGCTGGGCCTCTTCGATCTCCTGTTGCTTCTCGCGGAAGGTGCTCGCCTCCGCGTACCGGCCTTGCGACTCGAGCACGCGGATCGTCTCTGGGATGTTGCCTTTGCTCTGGTTGTACGCCGCTTCCACGGCTTCTTTTGACGCCCGGGTCTTGTCTTCCTCGGCCCAGACTTGCTCGTCCCGCTGAGAGCGTTTTTGCCACTGCGCGAGCTGCGCCAGATCGCGGAGCGGCCCCACGACGTCAATCGGCTGCGGCGTCGGGAAGGCGACCGTTGGATACGCGCGACGCTGGTAGGCCATCGGCGATTACCCCGTGAAGCCTTGCGGGTTGTATGGCGGTGCCGGCGTGTAGGGCATATCCGGCCTGGAAATCTTGTAGAGATCGAGCAGGTTTCCCCACCGCTGCTGTTGATCGGCCAGGAGGTACTGCGGGTAGGCCATCGCGAGGTTGAGTTGCTGGGTGCCGGCGACCTGACGGCCACCAGCCGCCCCGGCCGCCACATCAAGCCCGAAGCCGTAGGCTTGCGCGGCTCCCGCCTGGTTCACGCCGTACTCCGAGAGCGCGCGGTTGAACTCGTCGGCTTCCTTCTGGTAGCCCAGCGTGTATTCCGTCAGAGCGTTCCGCCAGAGCCGGTCGTAGTCCTCGGCCGCCGCCCCCCGGTTGGCCTGCCAGCCGGTGAACCCGCGGTTCCAGGCGTTGCCGTACTCCTGCGACGCAAGACCCGAGGCATAGTCGGCCAGCGATTTCACCGTGCCGGTCGATCGGAGCAGTCCTTGGGCGGCAGCCGCGTTCTGGATCGCCCGCAAGCCCTGCTGCTCACGGAAGCCGTAGCCCGGATCACTCGTGCGAACCTCTTCACCTGTCGGTCCAATGAAGTCCGGGTACTCGAACTGACCCGGCGCCGTGAACGTAGGCTCGTTGAACTCCGGCGGCTCGAACGCCGGGTACTCGAAGGGGCCGGGCGCTTCGTAGTAGCTGCCAGGGATCCGGCCGGCAATGCCCTCGAAGTACCGCGACAGGTCGAGACCCTGGGCGCCCGTACCGGTCCCTGGTGGCGTCTCCCCTGTCCAGCGGTTCCACGTGAAGAAAGCATCCGGCAACCCGTGCCGGCCGATGACGTCATAAATCTCGCCGTTCAGGAGGACGACTTTGTCGTTCCCTTGAATCTTGATCCCCGGGAACAGCTTTTCGAGTTCTGCCTTCTTGGGTTGGAGGCCGTCCTTGAGCGAGATGTTCGCCTTAATCCAAGCGTAGAGTTCCTCGCCTGTCCAATCCTTCTTTGGGTCCGGGTCTTTGTCGGGGTCGGGATCCTTGTCTGGATCGGAGTCTTTGTCGGGGTCGGGAGGCGGAGGTGGAGGAGGAGGTCGCCGCCGGTTAGGAGGAGCAGGAGGCCGCGGTACAGGCGCGCCGCCAGCAGGAGGTCGCGGCACAGCCACGCCGCCCTCTTCAGGTGGCGGAATCTCGCCACGGCGCCAGTCGTCGTCCTGCGTGGGATCGTCAGTATCTGTCAGCGGGTAGTCGTAGTAACTAATCGCCATGCGTTTACCCCTGCCTGGCCGGGATCGTCGGCGGCAACCCGCTCGGGGCTTTGCCGAACTGCGAGTACAGCGACGCCAGGTCGCTCACGCTGAACGCTGCCCGAGACTGCGGAAACGCCATCGTCTGACGTGGCCGGGAGCGGGCCAGATCGTAGAGTGAGGACCACTGCTGCGTACCAGTGCCGCGAGCGCCCGCCGCGGGCGTGCCTCCAGGTGGCATGGACGGCGTCGGCGCGGCCGGCACGAACTGCTGTCCTGTCGGTCCAGGCCCTGGCAGCGGAGCTTGGCTCCCCCTTAACCCCCCACCGGCCAGATCGAGCAGCGACCCGTACGCCTGCTGCCCGACGTTCCAATACGGCGTTTGGGTCCGCACGTAGTCGTCCCACCGCTTCTGCTCGAAGGCGTAGTAGGCGGCGCGTTGCGCCTCTTCCTGCTTGCGGCGGGCCTCGGCTTCGGCCTGTTCGGCCTTGAGGCGTTCGCGCTCGATGGCGGCGGCTTCGCGTTCGGCCCGCTCCTGCGCCTCAATCGACTGCTGGTTGATCTTGCCGGCACGCTTGGTCGCGTAGATATTCGAGGCGGCGCTCACCGATGCTGCAACAGCCATCGCAATCGCTGCTCCGGTCGAGATCGGCTCTGCCAGGAGCAGATTCGTGACTTGTGGGGGCATGAAGATCGCTTCAAGCCAGGCCCCAATAAGTCCTACGACTGCCACGATCGCGCACCCGGTAGCCTGATGGAGCCTTGACATCGGCCTATCCTGCCTTAACCTTTTTGTTCCAAACCCGTTCTTGCGGAACATACCCCAACGACTGGTAGAAGACATCTGACCGCTCCTGCCATGAGGGCACACTGACCGAGTTGGCACCTTGTCTCGCTGCCCACCCTTCAACCGCTCGAAGTAATCGAGCGGCAGCACGAGTGTCGCGGGCTGATGGTGTCACCCATAAGCTGAGCACAACGACGGTCGGCCGATCGTCGAGCGGGCGAGGATAGACGAGCGCGCCGATCCCGCCGACGAGTTCGTGATCGCGCTCGGCCAGAAAGACCGCACTGTGGTCGACGAAGTTGCGGATCCATGTCTCCACTGTCACCCTGGACGCAGACCGAAAGGCGCAGCCCTCATCGGCGGCAATGGCTTCTTCCGCTAACCTCAAGATGGCGGGCTCATCGGTGCGAACCGCTGGCCGAATCGTTATGGATGCCTTCATGGCTGCCCGTCCAGGGCGAGACTCTCCAGCACCACATCGAGGCGGTAGATCATCGCTTGCGCCCCGGTCGACGCATAGATCGTCGCCACACTCACCGGCGTGTCCGCGTCGATCCGAATCGGCAGCGTCCCGAACCCGACCGTCGTCGTCAGGTTCCCGGTCATCGCCGCTCCGGTCGCGCTCTGACTCACGCCCCCATCGGTCCACGAGATCGTGACCTCTAGGCTGCTGCTCACCGACGCGGGCGTCGTCACCCGCGCGTGGTAACTCACCCGCCAGATCCCCGCCGGCAGCTCGCCGAGCGGGAGCGGCGTGATGGCCAAGCTCGCCGTCTGGCCGCTCAGATTCAGCTTCGCGCGCCGCACCGGGGCCTGGTCCACCCCTTGCGCCAGCGTGCCGAACCATTCGAGCCACCGTTTCCCGATGATGAGGTCCGGCCAGCGGCTCGCCTGCAGCCGATCCTTCGCCACGGCGAAGACTTCGCCGTAGGGCGGTTCCGGGAGCGCCATCAATGCACCCGCAGATAGGCATTGCCAAGCCTCACGGGGACCGGATCAGACGATGACACCTCGAACACGACATCCCGACCCGCGCCGCACTGATGCCAGATCGTCCGCGCGTCATACTCGCCCATCTTGCCGAGCGGGGCGGTTCGCTCGGGACTCCACGTCCGCCCGCCGTCGCGCGACATCCGCATCATCAACAGCGGATCGGAACCCTGGCCGCTCACGAGGCCCACGCCGCGTTCGGCTTCGACTTCCAGCGCGTCGTAAATGATCCACTGGTTCTCGGCCGAGAGATGCGGCGCCTGCCGGACCCGCCGGAGCGGCCCGCCGTCGATGTCGGCGTACTCAGCAGTCGAGAGCGTGTAGATCCGGCCGGCCTGCCCGTCACAGACGAGGTTGCGGCCGAAGAACTCCGTGTGGAAGCGGGGCCGATACGCCTCCCAGGTGCCCGTCACGGTGTCCCAGCGTGCCCGCTCGTGCCACTGGTTTGTGGTCGCATCGTAGACCCAAGTCGCCGGCAGGCTCGGGAACTCCAGGACGTAGAAGACGTGCCCGGCCTGCTGATAACTCCACCCGACGGCATCCGTGATGGTGCGCGTCCGCTTGTACTCGCTGATCGCCCACTCCACGGCGTGGTTACTGATCCGATTCGGCGTGTAGCCGTTCATCCAGAACACTTGGTCGCTGCCCGCCTGAGAGCGCCCCAGCCACGCGAGGGAATCGCCGAAGGGCGAGGCCGACCACGGGGCCGCAATCCCGGTCTGAAAGAACGACCCGGCCCGGTAGGCGAACGGGAACGTCGCCAGGCCCGCGTTGTACCAGACCTCGCCCGTCGTTTCGCCGAAAAGGAAGATTTCGCGATTCACCACAACCATCGCGCGCCAGGGATCGGACGCCGCGCTCCGCTGCGTCTGCTGCCCGGCATCCCAGGTCAGGCCGGCCAGCGCGTCGCTGATCTTGAGTGTCGAGGTTTCGGTGTCCAACCCCAGGAAGAAGCCGTCGATCTGGCCCACCATCCGCACGTCGTCGACGGGATTCGACAGCACGTGCGTCGTGAGGTTGAACACGTAGCCCTTGTTGCCGGCCGCGATGAGCAGTTGGTTGCCGCCGTCCCCGTTACTCGTGATCTGCACCGGCAGGCCGTCGTAGGCAACGGCCCCGCGGGCGATCACGGTCGCGTCCGCCTGGAACTCGTGCAGCACACCGCCGAAGACTCCGAACAGCCGGTTTCGCTCGCCAAACAGGCCCCGCCCCGCGCCGGTATTGGGACTGGCCCAGGTCGGAACTCCCGGCGCCGGGAACAGCGCGCTCCGGGTCTTGCCGGCGATGACCGGAATCGCCTCGGGAAAGAAGTTGATGCACCGCTCCCCGGCCAGCATCGACGACTGGCTGAGGTAGGTCGGTCCGACGAAGCCAGGCAACGGCGGCATCCGCTATTCTCCCGTATGGTACAGGTCGACCCGGCCCACCCGGCGGCCGATCAGGAAGTCCGCCTGGATCGGTGACTGTTTCGGCTTGATGTTCCGAATGGCCAGTACCGCCCGCGCGTCTGAGGCCCGCCGCTGGAGCGACGCCGACGGCTCCTTACCAAAGCGCGAGGCCAACTCCTCAGCCAGGGTCAACTTCAGCGCCCGCATGTACCCGCGCGTGAAGTCGTACGAGGTGTTCACGGCCAGACTCGTCACGGCCGGCACCTTGGCGTAGAGCTTGATGTCCACGTCGTTGTTGTCCGGCACGGGGTAGACGTACACCAGTCCGAATCCTGCGGCGTAGAGATCATCGAAGTAGAGGCGCGTGGGATACGCGCCCGTCGTCGACTTGACGGCGATCTGCTGCCACTCCTCGGCATTGAGCGGCCGCCCCATCGGGATCTCGAGCGGATCCGCCGCGTCATCGTCCGGGATGACACTCCAGGCCAGAATCACCGTGGGATAGGGTTGGTCGAACGTGGCCCCGTCGCCAATCGTGTAGCTGGCCGTGCCCGACACCAGCGAGTAGGAGCTGATCGTCGTGCCGCCAATCGTCAGCCGTTTGGCGGCCCAGGTGTCGAGGAGATCGTTGGCCGCGTCGAGGCCGGCTTGGAGCAGGGTCGCCTCTGGCGTCTCGTGTGGCATCACGACGCCGAGTTCGCGCAAGGCGTCCCGGACGATGTTGCGGCCCGTCGTCGGCATCGCGGAGTCCTCCGGCCCAGCCGACCGGCTACTTCTTGCCCTTGGCCGGTTTCACGGACACGGGATCGTCGTCGCCCGGCCAGATCGCCTCGTCGTCGTCCTCAGCCGCCGCCAGCTCGGCAGAAAACCCCTGCTTGACGCACTGAGCCTCTTCGGCGGCGTTCTGGACGATCTTCTGTTCGAGCGGCAGACCGTTCGCCCCAAGCTTTCCGCGGTAGAGCATCTTCGGGTACATCGCACTCATCGGGCCTCCTTCTAGGGCAGCGGCGTCACGGCGATGTAGTTGATCGTGATCGCCGTGTTGACGGCATTGACCGAGTGCAGGTAGCTGATGAACGGCGACATATAGATCCCGCTCGTGTGCGCCGTGCCGCCCGTGGTGAGCGTGATGGCGGTCCCATCGCGGGATGCCGTCGGGGTGCCGTCGGTGCCGATACAGGACGTCAACGTGACCGTGTCGGCGTTGGCGACGTTCGCCTGGGCGTCGGCATCTGACAACGTGCCCCCGCCACCCACTTCGTGCTGCGCGTACACGGCCCCGTCGGTCTGGGTAATCCCCACGACTGACCAGTCTGCGTAGCCCTGGTACGCCGCGACGTCTTGGAACGCTTCGTTCTTGCGCCAGCCGATGACGAACTGGTCGGTCCCGGCGATGAGCGCAATCGTGAAGTTGACCGTGAAGCACGCGCCAGTGGTCCGGGACAGAATCCAGCCCGTGGCGGTGTTGTCATCGTCGCCGAGATAGATTTCGACCCCTTCGTTGTCGACCGTATCATCGGCCGAGATGTCGATGGCGCCTGCGCTCTGGACCCACGAACTGGCCGTTTTCCCCAGTTCTTCACGGTACTCGATGATCCCCAAGGGACTGCCGAGCACCAGGTTGATGCCCGCGTCCGTCAAGACTTTGACCGTGAAGTCTTCCTCGACCACGATGAGCGGCCGGTCGAACGTCTCGCGGCCGTAGAAGGCCGAGGTGAAGGACGGACTCCCCGAAAAACTCGGGTTGCCCGAAAAGGTCGGATCGCCCGAGAAGGTCGGGTCGCCGGAGTACGTCCCGCTCAACACCCCCCCGGTGATCGTGTCGAGCGCAGGCGTCACCGCGAACGACGGCCCGCCCCCGCTGGGCGGTTCGGCATAACAGTGGACTGCCAGTGCGCCACTGCTGGACCCGGTCCGAATGGCCGAGAACTGCCGAATGGAATCTTGGCCGCGCAGTTCGACAATCGATCCGACGGGCACGACGGCCCCGACGCTCGCCGTGGGTGCCGTGCCATCCACGCGGACGCGCATTTCGGCCGTTTCGGCGATGCCACGGCAGTACTGCACCGCCGGCTGGTTGGAGGGCATGACCGTCGCGCGAGCCAAGGAGACGGCTGTCGTCGCGACGGTGAGTTGTTCAAAGCTCAGCGCGGGGACATCCTGCGTGGCGACAGGCGTCACCAGAAGGCCCCACGCGATGACCGTGAGAATGATTCGACGCATCGTTAGGCTCCCTCGTGAAGCGCGGGTGGGCGGTGGCTTCTATTCCACCGCCCCGTGTCCCGCTCGTTACCGCGGAAGCCTTGTGAGCTGTACCCAGTTCACTCGGATGTCGCTGTTCGCCGCGTCATTTCCGTGCAGCAAGGTGAAGAACGGCACGAGCTGCGTGCCGGCCGTCAGCACGGTCCCGTTGTTCACGTTCGGGATCTGGACGTACGTCGGGTAGTCGGTGATCGTCTGCGAGTGCGTGTACGCGGCCGAGTAGTAGGCCGTGGGCGCCCCCGCCGGACTCACACAGACCTTGAGCGCCCGGGTTTCCGCGTCCGCCCAGTTCACGCCGGAATCGTCACTCGTCGCGCCCGTCTCGATGTGGAAGATCGAGCCGTCCTCGGAGTTGTAGATCCCGACGAGGTTGTAGAGCGTGTAGCTGGCCGGCGTTGCGAGGTCGACGAACGCCTCATTCTGCCGCCAGCCGATGACCACGAAGTCACTGCCGTTGATGTCGGCATTCGTGATCGAGGCCGAGACGCAGCCCCCCTGTGTGCCGGCGACGAGGTAGCCCATGTCGGTGCCTTCGGCCGCACCCCAGAGGATCTCCACGCCTTCGGCATCCGTCGCGCCATCGTCGGCCGACACGTCCAACAGGCCGTCCGCGATGATCCAGGACGAGACGGTCTTGGTGAGTTCCTCGCGATACTCGATGATGCCCAGCGGGGATCCCCACACGAACATGTCGATATCGTCGGTGACGGACTTCGCCACGCCCGTATCGGCCATGATCGCGTAGCCCTGGTCGAAACTGTCGCGGACAGAGTAGTCGGCCACGAACACTGGGTCCGCGTGCCGCTCGAGCCACACGCCCTGCTCGCAGTCCCAGAACCGATTCGTTCGGGCGTTGATGTGCGGGCTGTAGAGCGTCTGCGAGGCCGTGCAACTGGCCCCACTCACGACATCGAAGCTCGAAAAGGACGCCCCGACGCCGACCCAGACGACGCTGTTGGCGGCGTGCGCGATGGCGTTCCCACTCGCCCCGCCGCTCACGTTCCTCCGCACCGTGGCTGTCGTGCTGCTGACGCTCTGGATCTGCATCAGCTCGCCGTCGATGTAGAGGAAGCTGTTGGCGGCCAGCCCGGTCGCCGACGCCACGATGACGGAGGTTGCCGTCGCCGTGACCGCCGAGGACAGGGTAGTCCGCGTGATGGAGGTTTGCGCGTCCGCGCGCTGCCCGCCCGGATACCAGACGAGCGCGGCGACCGCGAGCGCCAGGGCAATCGAACCGAAAAGCGTGCGCTTCATGATCGTCAGACTCCTTCGTCGTCCCGGTTACGAGCAGACGCGAACGGCCATCTCTTCCCGAATGGCCGACCAGCCATGGAACGTGTCGAACCGGCAGACACTCACGTCGTCCCGGACCGAGTGTTCCTTCATCATCCGGATCGAGATGTTCAGTTGCTTGCTCCGGATGCGTTCCGCGATCCACAGGCCGCCCGGCAGCATCGGATCGGCCATGGCGAGCGCGAAGGCATCCTGGTTGTAAACGAGGCCCTGCGGCGTGGACAGCCCGAGGTAGCTTGACGCATGCCCAAAGGTCGTGATCGCCGCGTTGTTCGCCGGCGACGCCGAGCAGGTCTGCCACTGCCCGCTCGTGATGATCGCCGGGCTGATGGGAATCGTCAGCGCCCCGGTCGTCACGATCGAATCCACGTTCGCCGTCACCCGGAAGTCCTTGAGCCGCCCAGTCGACTTGCGCGAGAGCGGGTTGACGTCGTAGACCCCGGCCAACTGGATGACGTCGCCGGCGAGGAAGTAGTTGGCAATCGCCGTCGCGCCGGCTCCGTCGGCCACGATCGTCGATCCCGTCTGGTCCGCCCCGTTCACTAGGGGCGTGCCGCCGAGCGCGCCGACCACATGGGTCGGCACGTTCTGGTCCATGAACCACGCACTGATCCCCAGCGCCTTCTCCCCGAACTGCCCGTTCTTGTACGCCGCCGCAATCAGCCCACTGGGGTTGAAGAGCGTCGCGTTGGCGTTGCTGAGGTAGGCGTGCATGTTGGGCGAGAGCACGGCCTTGTACGGCCCGGGGATGGCCACCTCGCGCAGTTTGGTCTGCGCGTCCAGATACACCTGGTTGGCCGCAAACGGGAGCGTGCCCGTAGACCCAGGCACGACTGCGGGCGTGCCGACCGCCTTCGCCACCAGCGGATACATGCGCGCCAACCCGGTCTCGTCGATCTCGTTGGTGATCTGGTCGATGGCCGGGTTGCCGTACCGCTCCATGTAGTCGTCGATGAAGAGCGAGGCCGCCCAGGAGTCGTAGTCGAACAGAATGTGCGTCTGGTCGGTGATCTTGATCGGCACGGTCTGATCGGTCAGCGGCTGCGGATTCGCGCTCGCGCCCTTCCCGACTTCATACCGCTGCGGCAGGCGTGCCAGGACCGTGTCGCCAACCTTCACGCCCTGCACGCGATACTGGTCGTCGTACGAGCGGTTGACGTTGCCGGCAAAGACCACGTTGTTGACGAAGCGTTTCGCCGCCTTCTTGAGCACCCATGAGGGCGTGGCGAAGACGTTGACCGCCAGGAGCACGCCAGGCGTCGCCGTGGCGTGGGCGAGCAGCACCACGACGAGCGCGCCCAGCGCGGCGAGCAGCAGCAGACTGGCCCGTGCCCAGGCCGGCCGCTGGGACCATGCAGTGTCGATGAACATGGGACTCAACCCCTTGAGAGGCTGAGCCCGAGAGGCGATCGGGAAAGGTCAGGACACCGGGAGGCCGAAGGTTTTCCGGAGCTCCGCCATCTCGCGGGCTTTGTCGGCCTTGTACCACTCGTCGAAATCGGGTTCCTGACCAGCCGTTCGCGATCCTCGGGCTGGAGGAGACCCGCCGAGCGGCCGAATCGGCGGAGGCGCTCCTGTCACTGAACGTCCTGCAGGCCGTGCCGAGCCGCTGTGACCAGCACTGACCTGCGCTTCGAGCACGCCCACTTCACGCGCGACCGCCGCCACGACCTCAATGAGGCCGGCGGGACCGCCCTGCGTGGGACGCAGCCGACGGAGCCGATCGTAGGTCTCTCGCCCCTCTTCGGTGGCGAAGTAGGCCATGATCTGGTCCGCGGCCGGCGAGCTGATAACGGCATCCCGGAGGGGACGAGTGGGAAGCGGCAGATCCGCCAACGCTTCCGCAAGATCGTGATTCGACGCCATCTGGTACATCAATTCCGGACCAGACGGATGGTTGCTGATGAGATCGAAGATGAACGGGGACTGCTTGGGCGTGATCGCCTCGAAGACCTCGGTCGCGGCGGCGATCTTCTCGTCGTAGTCCGGGTGGTCCTCGTGGACCGCCCGCATCCGCTCGGCGAAGTCGTCTTCCTGCCGACGACTCTCGCGCTCGAGGCGCTCGCGTGTGAGCCGTTGGTCGAGTTCTTCGGTCAGGCTCGTCCGCAGGCCGTCTTCGCGGGCTTTTAGTTCCCCATCGTGCCACGCGCCCAGAGCCGTCTGAAACGCCTCTTCGGTGTCGAAGTCGGCCAGTTTCGGCATAGCGGGCCGAGCCGGGGCGGCGTCAGTCTTGGCGGCGGCGGGCGCGGGACGCTGTTCGAGCGCGGCAAGGCGACGTTCCAGGTCGGCCGCCCGCCGCTCAGTGGCATCCAGTTTCTCGCGAGCCTCGCGGGCCTCGCGCACGGCGGCGTTGTACCGCTGCGCCTTCTTGTCCCGCTTGGTGAGTTTCGGTGTGCTGTCGGCCGCGGTTTTGGCCTCGGCCTCAGCCTCGGCGTCGGCGTCGGCGTCGGCATCGGCCTCACCCGATCCCGCTACGGCGTCATCTGCCTTGCCCGGCGCGGCGGCCGCGCCCTTGGCGACCGTGTGGTCATTCTGGGGCCAGTCGCCCGTCCCAGCAGACTCGACGGCTCCCTCAGCTCCGGGGTCAAACGGACTTACGGAAGCTGACTCGACTTCGAGCCCATCATCGCCCGTATTCTGCGCGCCGTCGGTCTCTTCGGTCATGATCGTGTCCTCATGGTAACACACTGACACGCGGCCGGCGTCAAGCCCATGACACCACCGGCTGCGCTCCCGGCGCCGGGAGTCTACTCCGGCGGCTCTCGCGCTTCGAGGGCGTCCTCGCGCCCGGCCTGTCGAGCCTCCGCCGCCGCCTGCACCCGAGCCGCTCGCTCCGCCTGCCGCGCCTCCCCGGCCTGCTCGAGTCGCTCGAGGGCCAGATCGCCCTTCTGTTCGAGCACGGCCAAGAGGACTTCGTGACGCTGTTCGGCCTCTTGGCGCAACTGTTCGAGCATGCCGCGCACCTGCTCGATCTCCTGCTGCCCGCTGGCCGCCGCCGCCTGCTCCATCAGCTTCCCCTGCTGCTTGAGGTGCTCGATCGTCTCGGCCGCTTCGAGCTTCATGGCCGCGATCTCTTTCTGCCCGGCCTGCTTGACGGCGTCGGTGCGGAGGGCCTCGGTGGCCTTCTGGAGCTCGGCAAGCGCGGCCTGATGCTCTTGCTTGAGCGCCTCGAAGGCTTGCTGCACCTGCGGCGGAATCTTCTGGTCGCCCTCCTGCCCCTTCAAGAGCGGGTTGGCCTGTTTCACCCGGTCGGCGATCTCGTTCGACCAGGGGAAGCCCATCGCGCGGATCAAGATGTCCATGTAGAGCGGGACCGTCTGCGGCACGGCCTTGGCCAGTTCCAGCATGCCGGCCAACGCCTCCTCTTGCTTGCTCTGGAAGCTACGGCCAACTGACACCTGCACCTTGAACGTGCCCTCGGCCAGATCCACGTACTCCACGGGCTTCCCCTGCCACTCCGGCGGCATGTTCTTCTTGGTCGCCCAGCCCTTGCCTTGACACGCTGGACACGGGACCTGCACGCGGGTTCCTATGGGATTCCACGCGGGCGTGCGCTTCGTGATCGTGACCTGTTTCTGCCCCTGGCAGGCGGGACACGGAATCGGCACCGGCTGCCCCTCGTCGTCCGCCACGAACGGCACCTTGAGCATGATCGCCGTCTCGTCCTCGCCTTCGCTCGCCATCACCTGGATGATCCGACCCTCGCGGTCGTAGACCTTCGGAATCAAGTCGATCAAGACACGCCCCTCGTGCGGCATCGAAATCGTCGCGAGGTTGTCGAGATAGTTGCTCGTGCCCGCCGCACCCTGCCGCTGGAGCGCCTCAATCGCCTTCCCACTCCGCTCGTTCGGATTGACCGCCCGGACGATCGCCGACACGGCGCCGAGTTGAATGTTCACGTCCTCCTTGAGCGACCGGGCGAGGAACATGACCGCCTGGATCTGCGGCTCGGTCTGCTGGCGTTGCGGGAGCGGGGCCGGCTTGTCGCCGACCATCATCGGATTCACGTACAGGCGCGTGTAGTGCTTGATGGGACTGTCGTCCCACATCTCCTCGAAGCCCTCGTCCTGGCCGGCATACATGAGGTAGGGGGCGCGCGGGGCCGTGCCGGCGAGTTCGACCGCTGACGACATCGCCACGTTGTAGCCGCGGCACGCATCCATGACGTCCCGGATCATGCCTTTCCAGCCGCGCTCGCCACGGACCACGTACTCCTTGCCCACAGTCGGGATGATCGGAATGAACCGGCCGATCCACTGGTGCTGTTCGAGGATCTGCGTCCCGTCCACGATGTGCTGCCAGATCGTTCGCACGTCGACCTCGCGGACCTTTAGGTCGGGGATGCGGGCCATGCTCTCCTGGAACTCGGGCGGCATCTGGTCGAGGAACGTCGGGCCACGATCCGGCAAGTGGACCAACTGCCGGGTCTTGTGATGCACGCGCCAGTACTCCATGACCGTCACGGTCTTGACGTCGTGCTCGTCCCGGATGAACCACCCGTCCTCGTCGTCGACCCAACTGTCCTCAGCCGCCGTGATGGGCTTGTCGTCCCAGAGTCGCAGGCGTTCCTCTTCGGTCATCGGCATGCGGATCATGCACCACTCGGCATCGGACCGATCGGCGGCAATCGCGAACGGATCCCAGAAGACACTCGCCTGATCAAGGATGCGCTTCAGCGTGATGTCGAGGTCGAAGTCGCCGTCCTCGGCGTATTCGGTGACGATGCGATAGGCTCCGCGGCCGACTTTGGCCGTGCGTTCATGCGCCCAGAGCCGCACGCTCAGCGCCCCGCTGTCGGCCTGGATGGCCCGGATAAGGCCCTGGTAGTAGCCCGCCTGTTTGGTCGTCGCGAGGCCCGCCTTGGGCTTGATCGTGACGCTCAACCGCGCCGCCCGCGCTTCCCCGACGACTTGTTGGATGGGCTGATCGATCAGGTTGATCGAGAGGGCCGGCCGGGGCGGGATCTTGTTGCCAGACACCGGGTCGACGCCTGGCTCTTCACGGTTTCGACGATCGGCAGCCAGCCACGGATCGACTTCAAAGTCGAGTTCGTCGCGTTCGGCCTGACGCTGACGACTTTCGACGCTCCGCGCAAAGTCGTACCGCTGGCGAATTTCGACCAGAAGATCAGCAGCCGCCTGTTCGGCCGGCGTCTGCTTCTTGTCCGGCTGGTACTGGCTGCGGCTTTCGCCGCCCGCGTCGAGGTCGTCGTCAGCCATGTCGCTCCGAGGCGCCTGCGGCCCACCACAGTAAAGCCACGCCGAGAAAGATGAGTGCCCACGCTGCGGCCATCCCGCGGAGCCACCACCCGTCAGCACTGGTCACAGCCGCGAGGGCCGCGCCAATCGCCGCCACGGAGAAGAGCGCGGCGACGGCCCGCGTGGCCCAGCGTCTCACTCCCCCTCCTTCAGCGGCACCTTCCGCTCGCCCATGTCTCGGCCCTTCCGCGTCCGGCAACTCCCCTCGTAAAACTTCCGCATCACGCGCTCGTCCGAGGCAATCTCCAGCTCGAAGCTCTCTTCGATCTCCTCTGGGGTTAGTGGGGACTTCGGCGCGTACTGGTCGAGCCAGGCCGTCGCAGACACGCCGGGATGCTGCTCGCGCCAGTGATGGGAGAGAAAGCGGAAGAGACTGTCGGCCAGATCGTCGCAGGCTGCGCGACTCTTCCCGTAGAACCCGCCGAGGTTCCGATTGACCTGTTGCCGAAATTTGAAGGGTCCTCCCGCCACCAGCTCCGCGTGATAGGGCGGATCGCCGAGGGCCTGACCCAGAAACTCCCGGACCACGGCTTTGAGTCCGCGTCCCGCCGCCTCCCGCTGGGCCGACTGCCCCAGTACTCGCAGCGGCTCGGTGAACGCGCTCATGCCGGCAGCTCGTCGCGCAGGAACGTCTCCAACTCCTTGCGCGTCCTGAACGCGAAGTCCTTGGACTCGTAATCCCCACTCAGCGGCATGGGTGCGTCTCGGCCCGTCCTCGGGGCCGGCTCCCGGCGCCGGGAGCGTTCGACGATGAACCCGCCGTTCTCAGCCGCCCGGATCGTCAACCGCTCGAGCTGCCACGTCCCCGACGCCGCCTTCCGGTTCTTTCCCTTCGTCATCATCGAATGCGATTCATGTTGCGGCACTAGGCTCACCTCGTCGGTTTGCGCGGCTTGACGTGTCGAGGAAGGCCCCGGCTCTTGGTCCGCGCCAACTCATTCAGATTGCGAGGCTCCATCTGGAGCAGCCCGCGGTTGCGGGCATAGAGCCGCTCGGGATCGTGTTTCGCAATCCGGGCTGCGGTCGCTTGGGAGTGACTTTCGGCAGGCATCGGTTAGTCGTCCTCGTCACCGTCCCGGTCGCCATAGTATCGCACGGGTGTCGGCCACCCGTCATCTGTCACCGTCTTGACGCGCCCCGCCTGCTGCCGCGCCGCCGAACACCCCTCGCACAGATAGGCGTCGTCTACCACCCGGAACCGCGCCCGCACCTCTCGGTCACAGTCCTCACACCGCCGCGCCCAGCGCCCCGGCATCACGCCCTCCGCACCAGCCGATACCGCGGCCGGCTCCGACTCCCGACCGCTCGCACATCTCCCGACCGGACGAGGCTCACGAGCGCCGTGTCCACCTGCCGCTCGCTCAGCGCCGTCCTCCGCGCCACCTCGCCGGCCGACAGGTCCGGCTCCCGCCGCAGCAGCTCGGCCACGACCCGCCGTGTGGCCGTCAGCCGCTCGGACACCTCCACGAAGGCAGGCCGCTGCGCCACCTCCACCGCCTGGCGCGCCAACGTCCCGCTCCACACAACCTCGAGCGTCAGCCCATCCATGTCGGCCGCCCGTCCCCAGACCCGCGCCGCCCCTCGAACATCTGCCGCCGTCGCCGCTGCTCGGCCCGGCGCCACGTCTTTGTCACCGGGGCGGCAAACGTATAGGCCAGCGCATCGCCATCGTCCGGCGACGCCACGCCGCGCTTCTGCATCGATTCCTTGCTTTCGATGAGCAGCCGATCCTGCTTGGTCAGATGATGCCCAGGCCCGGTCAAGTCCGTCGCCAGCCGCACGTCATCCGCCGGCACCGCTCCATGCCGCAGCCAGTCTTTCACCCGACTCCACATATACGCCCGCATGTTCGCGCACGTGTGATCGGGCGGATGCGTCGCCCCACCTCGCACCTCGGCCACCTGCTTGAACCCCATCGCCTGGAGCCGTTCCACATACGGCGCCCCAAACGCCGAGTCCACGAACATCATATCGACGCGCTTCAGCGGATCCCGCTCGCTCAACACCCCCGCCAAAATCGACAGGAACGCCGACCGGTCGTCCCGCGTCGCCTGGCCCGGCACCCGAATCGGTGGCAGCGTGCGCGCATCCGACCCGCGCCGGAACCGCACCACGTTCCACGCTGCCCCGCCATCACTCACGTCCACCCCCGCAATCAGCGGCTCGTCCGGCAACACCACCGGGAGCGCCCGCTGCTGCGCCCCCCACACGAGATCCTGCCCGATGAACTGCAACTCGCTCGCCCTCGGCGGCAACCCCCGCACGCGCACCCGCACGAAATCCGAGTCCTCGCCATACTCCGCAATCCACTCCGCGATCAGCGCCTTGTTCGGCAGCCGACAGTCACGCGCGTCAATGATCCGCGCCTGCCACTTGTCCCGACCCCGGCCGAAGCACGCCTCGTGAAACGCCCCCGTGTTTCGCGTCGGGTTGCCCGTCACGATGATGAACGGCTCGCCGTCCGTCAGCCCGCCTTCCGCCACCTGCCACACCACCTCGGGGATCGAGCTCGCCTCGTCGAACAGGTACAGCGAACTGGAATCCTTCGCGTGCTGCCCGGCGAACGCCTCGCTATTCTCCTCCGCGCACGTCTGTGGCGTCGTGAACCACGTCGCCCGATGCCCCTTCCGATACCAGATCGCCGAGTTCGCCTCAAACCAGTTCCTGACGAGCGAGAGTCCCAGCCACTCGCGGATGCCCGCCCAGAGCTTCCCCTGCAACTGCTCGTTGGTGTTCGACGTGACCGTCCCGCGGCAGCCTTGCCGCGTCGCCATGAGCCAAATCGCGATCCAGGCGGCCAAGACGGTGTTGTGCGTGACGATGAAGTCATTGGTGAGGTAAAGGCCGTCTGGTGCCGCGACCGTGATGCACCGACACTCCTCAGACCCGTCACGTTCGATCGTGTCCATCCATTTCGCCCGATACCGAGGCTCGAGATGACGAGGCACCCGGTCGGCTTTACGCCTGATGTAGAAACATCGGAAGTCCGTCGGCATCGCAAGTGTCGCACGCCAACTCGGCCGACCGGCCAGTCGTTCGCCCCGTGCGCCTGGGTAGTGCGGATGCTTGATGGAGGGCTGAACCATCGCTTTCCCCCCCAGAGAACGCGCCAGCCAGACCACATCGTCGACAAGCCCACGACTCGTCGAGCTAAAAATCACGCTGCCCTGTCGATCGCACTCGCCGTCGGTGTCGAGCAGCCCACGGAGCACCTCGGCACGCACCGCCGAGGGGGCCTCGCGGTAAGCCGTCGGTACAGCCTTCTGATAACTGTACGCGCTCAAGATGCCCAGGCCCCGGAGGCGAGCCTGTAGCCCAGGCACGCGCCAGCCCAGCCCATGCACCGGCCACGCGTCATCGCCGCACGCGCGAATGTGATCGATGATTTCTGAGTCCATGGTCGTAATGACCGCTGACTCTCGTCCGCCATCACCCAGCCACACCCCCAGCAGATACGGCGCCACCGGGAGAGACCGCGGCAGATACTCGACCGGCTTGGTGATCGGCACTTCCCATTGTCGCGCTCGCGCCTTGCCATTGGGTCGCTGCACCCCAGCCCGGCGTACCTCGTCGGTCGTGCGCAGCACCCAGGCGCCCGATTGCCGGCGTCGCTGCTGACGGCCTCGGACGAGCCACACATGCTCCCCGCACACGCGCGTCTCCGTCCGGTCGTCGAAGCGAACCCGATACACGGGCAGCACGCCGCGGTCATAGACCCCTACGATCGTCGTCGGCTGGCCGTCCGCGCCGAACACCTCATCCCCGACTGACAGATCACCCCATTGCCGGCGACCAGAGGGCGTGTCCAGCCACAGCGAAACCGGCTGCGCTTTCCCCGTCCCGTGGCCGCTCGAAATCGCGACCCGCACCGGCATCACCGACTGCCGGCCATCAAAGCCTCGCGCGTGAACCTGCCGCCCGATGTCCTCCAAGACCTCGGCCTGCCACTGATCCGGCCCCGCCTCGCCCTTGATCGGCCACGGATACATCGCCAGGGTGAACGCGAGCGGATCGTCGTAGTACCTCGCCACCTCGGCGTGGAGCTCGCGGTCGAAGTCTCGGTCCGTGGGCGTGGGAACGGTCATGGTGTCCGCCGCATAAACAGCACCGTCTCGAAATCAATCGGCGGCGAGCCCTTGGATTCAGCCAGCCGGCGGAAGAACGATTTCCTGGCCCGCTTCGTCACCCGCTCACCGTCCCACAGGTGCGGCACGCGCTCCTCGACCACGAGCATCGCATGGACTTCTTTGACCAGCTCGAAGCCGCAGGCCTCGCAGAGCTTCCGCCAGTCACCGGGAAAGTCCACGATCTGCTTGTCGCGGACGAAGGCTTTTACGACCCAAACGGCGAGGCCGCCGGGCTTGAGGATGGCGTGGGACTCGCGGACGATCTTCGCTGACTCAGTCCAGAAGGTCGGGTACTCTGTCTCGATTGCTGATTCAGGCGCATCCGCGAACGCGCCATTCGGCAGCCGCGCCAGTTGGCCCGCGCTCTTGCCGTAGCCAGCAGTTTCCTTAGTCGGCGAACCGCCTCCGCGCTGCCCGCGCCTGTTCGTGTTCCATGCGCCTGTCTGGTCGGTGTGATGGCCGCCGCTGATGTACGGCGGACTCGACACCACGGCCGCCACGTCGCCCGCCTTCATTGCACCGAGCTGGCCGGAGGAAGTGCCGTAACCTCCGGCACGCGCCTGAGAGTTCGGCCCACCGAAGCGGCTTCCGATGCGCGTCCGAGCCATATCAATGCCATTGCGCGCGTTCACGGTGTCAGCCTCGTACGGCGGGCTGCTCACGACCGCCTCCGCCAGCGCCGGCCCGATGCACGCCCGCAGCCGCCGGCTGTCGCCCTCCACCATCACCGGCTGCGGCCGCCCCATCGCCGCCCACGTCGCCGCGTGCGCCTTGTTGTTCGCCCGCGCCAGCGCCACAAACCGCGGCTCCAGCTCGCACCCGATGAAAAGGCAGCCTCGCGACGCCGCCTCGATTCCGGTCGTGCCGATTCCAGCAAACGGATCCACGACAAGATCGCCCCGCTTGAGCGCGTCCATAACGAACAGCTGGTCGAAGATCCGCACCAGCAGGCCGCGGCTCATTTTTGCTGGGTGACTGAAACTCTCAGCCGTGATCAGCCCGGCCCAGCCGTCGTCGTAGCAGCCGGCCCAGGTTTCAGCCTGACCCGCACAGCGAAAGTCCCGATCCCCGCTCCGCACCTTCGCCTCCCCGTAAGTCAGTGATGATAGCGAGGCGAAAGGCCCGCCAAGACCCCCGCTTTCGCCCCGCACGGATCGGATAACGGATCTTGCGTTAACCTCTGTCTTCGAGCGCGCGGAGCTGCTGCCCCACCTCCGCCAGGACCGCCTCCCGGTCCACCTCGCCCCAGTCCGCCCGGCCCGGCATCGCGGCCAGATACGCTCGCAGTATCTGACGTCGCCGGGCCGTGTCCATCCTGGGCCGGCGCTCGTGGCAGTGCCAGCCCCCGAGTCCGCGCACGTAGTCGCACTCGTCGGCCGTCGTCCATTGGAAGTAGCGGTCCATTGTTCACCCCTCCCGAAACCGCCTGCACACGCAGCCGGCCAGACACCCCCGCGCCCAGTGCTGGCTCTCCTGATGCCCGCACCGCGCGCACACCGGCGCCGCCGCCGACACCGGCTCAGGCACACGCTCGGGCACAGGTCGCGAGTCTGGTGCGCGCCGCGTCGGTGGAACTCGCCGCACCGCCGGGACAGGTCGAACCGCTTCCCCTAGCACCGCCCGCGCGCCACGCTCGAGGAGCGCCGTCACCGTCACACCCTCGCTCTCAGCCTGCGCCCGCAACCGCTCGAGCAACCCCGCGTCCAGCCGCACCTGATACGGCACCTTGGCCATGTCCATACGTATACACGCTCAGCAACGTCCATACAACCGGAAACCGTACACACACGGCTAGCCGTCGCCCTTGCTAGCTTCCTTGACGCTGCTAGCATCCGCCGGCAAGGCCCGCCCCTCGCGGGCCGCCTTCATCGCCGCCACACGCTGCCGCCCCGCGTCCAGAAGCGCCAGTAGTTCACCGCCCGCTTCGAGCGTGATCGTCTCGTCCAGCAGCTTGAAATGCCGCGCCAGCATGCCCAAAGCCTCAGCTTTGCCCTGATACCGCACCTTATGTAATTCCTCGGTGTGGCCGTCGCCACTGACGAGGTTCACGCGCACGACGTCATGGCCTGTGAGGGCGGCTCTGGCGTGAGGTGGCATCAAATGAATGGGCAAGAGCTTGCCGTCTGGGCCGTGGAGGGTAGCGGGGTCGAGATAGGCGAGCCGGGCGAGTTCTTGAATGGTGCGCTTGGCGCTTGCTTCGACTTCGGCCAGCATGGGGCCGGCGAGTTCCTGTAATGCTTGCCGCACCTTGGGCCGGTCGAGCACGAGGTACGCCGCACGCGCTTCGAGGCCGGCTGCACGCCCAGCCCGAGCCACGTGGGGATCGCGGGCGAAGTGCCTCACGAAAGCCTGATGCCGTGGAGACAGGCTGTCGAGCGTGGGTGTCGGCCACGGACGCTGTGTCTGGTAGGGCTTCCGCGGCTGCAACGCCAGCGGCTGCTTGCGGCGTGACGGCTTCGAGGGCTTGGGCTTGGGCTTCTTCATGCCGCCAGTATAAACCGGGCTGATTGATGACTACTTGACAAGTGCTGCCGACACCTGTATGATCTGACCCCAGGAGGACACCACGCCATGCGAATCCAGACCGAAGCAGACCGTTTCATCGCCGCCGCGAAACGGCTCCGGAAGAGCCGAGGCGGCCGACCGCTGGCCCGCCTCGAAGGCGACCGGATCGTGTTCGAGTACCCCGACGGCACGCGGACAATCGCGGGCGTCACCGTGACGGCTTCACAGGAGGGACACCGATGAACAGCAACGAATCGAACGGAAGCGGCATCGCGGTCAAGATCATCCCCAACGACAAGGGCAACCCGCCCGGCAAGCTGGCGGATGCGGAGTTGCACTTTACCCTCCGGCCCGTTGGCTGACCTGAAGCTGATCGGCTTCGGAATCTGGGAGCGGAGGATCAACGGCGGACGCAACGTGACCTTTCCCGCGCGGCAGTATTCGGTCAACGGCGAGCGGCGCTCGTTCGTGCTCCTCCGGCCAGTGACCGACACGGCGGCCCAGGACCGGATCCGTGATTTCATCCTCGCCGCGTATGCGACCGAGGAGACGGCAGCGCAAGTCGAGGCATAAGGGGGG